AAGTGGTTTAAACCAAGCAAAGAGAGAGAATTACCAGAGTGGGCAAAGGCAATCTTTAGTGGAGGAATGATTGCAGCTGGTAATGTTCAGGAAGAGAGAGAGTTAAATCAAATATGTACGTTAGCAGTATCAAATTTAAACGCATATATTGATAAAATAGGTCAATTTAATACTGATTCTAAGCGAGAAGACGTAATTAGAGCGCAAAATTATTATTGTGAAAATCAACAGAAAAATCCTCATACACCTAGAGTTATGCAATCACTTGGTTTACCAGATGAAGATATAAAGTTATTTTGTGCTGATAATCTCTTTCCTATCATTAAATAATTCTTATAAATATACAGTAAAGACGAGGATTTAAATGGCAGAACCATCAACAAGAGAAACATTAAAGCAGTATTCGTTAAGAGCATTGGGTAAACCAGTCATAGAAATTAACGTAGATGACGACCAATTAGAAGACAGAATTGACGAGGCTATTCAGTATTTTCAACAATATCACTATGATGGTATTAGAAGAACATACTTAAAATATAAACTAACAGCAGCTGATAAAACTCGTTTATCTGCTATCAATGGATCAAGCGAAACAGCAACAGATACACCATCAGGTAATACTACAACTTGGTATGAAGATAACAATTATCTATCAGTACCTCAATCAGTTATATCTGTAATTAATATATTTCCATTTTCAGATAAAGGTAACTTAAATTTATTTGATGTAAGGTATCAATTAAGATTAAATGACTTGTATGATTTTTCTTCAACAAGTGTAATTAATTATGATGTAGTATTAAGACATTTAGATTTTTTAGATCATATACTTGTAGGTGAAAAACCATTAAGATTTAATCAACACGATAATAGATTATACATTGATATGGATTGGACAAATGATTTAGAAACAGACGAGTGGTTAGTTATTGAGTGTTATCGTAAATTAGATCCGTCAACTTATACAGATGTCTTTAATGACATTTATTTAAAAAGATACACGACTGCTTTATTTAAAAAACAATGGGGTGCTAACTTATCTAAATTTAATGGTGTTGCTATGGTAGGTGGAGTAACTTTAAATGGTCAACAAATTTATTCAGAAGCACTTGGTGATATAGAAAAGTTAGAAAACGAGATTAGAACAACTTACGAATTAAATCCTGCAATGATGATAGGATAATGCTATGCCAGTTAATCATTACTTTCAAGGTGGCAACGGCATTGGAAACCAAAACGAAAAAAGACTTTACGAAGATTTAATTGTTGAAGGTCTTAAAATCTACGGCCACGATGTCTATTACCTACCACGTACACTAGTCAATAGAGATTTGATACTAGGAGAAGATACAACTTCTAGGTTTGATGACTCTTGGTTGATTGAGATGTATATAGAATCAACTGAAGGTTTTGCTGGTCAACAAGAAATTATATCTAAATTTGGATTAGAAATTAGAGAAGACACTACATTTATGGTGTCTAAAAGAAGTTGGGATTATCACGTAGGTCAAAAAGATAGTTTGATTGCAACAGGCAGACCTAACGAAGGTGACATAATATATTATCCTTTAATGAACTCGTTTTTTGAAATACAGTTTGTTGAAGATCAGGAACCATTCTTTCAATTAGGTCAACTGCCAGTTTACAAATTAAGAGTAACACGTTGGGAATATTCTTCGGAAGAACTCAACACAGGTCTTACTACTATTGATGACGCTGAGGACACTTATACTTTAAATCAGTTAAATTACAAATTTACTTTAGAGTCTGGAACAGTTGCAGAAACAGGTGAAGGTTCAATTATACTAGAAACAGCGTTATCTACTGGAGAACCTGCTTTCTTATTAAATGAAGATTTTACTGCTTCAGCAATACAAACGCAATCATCTTATGCTTCTAATACTGATTTAGATACTGAAGCAGGTTTTGATACTGCTTCTACTTTAGATGACATACTAGATTTTACAGAAAGAAATCCATTTGGAGATGAGGACGCAACATAATGTTAGGTAATAGATTTTATAATCAAAGTTTTAGAAGATTAATTATTGCATTTGGTCAAGTGTTTAATAATATAGTCATACAAAGAACTAATAGTACAGGTGGTGTTACTAGTAGAATTAAAGTACCTCTTGCATATGCACCAAAAGAAAAATTTTTAGTTAGATTAGACCAACAAGCAAATTTAAATAGTAGAGAATTTGCAACATCATTACCTCGTATGGGTTTTGAAATTACAGGATTATCATATGATCCTAGTAGAAAGTTAACTCGTGTTCAAAAATATTCACAAGTAAAAACAGGTGAAGACGGTAAAAAGATGAATTTTAATTATACACCTGTGCCATATAATATTAGTTTACAACTATATGTTTTTACAGCAACTGCTGAAGATGGATTACAAATTATAGAACAAATTTTACCTTTCTTTCAACCTGATTTTACAGTAACTATAAATCAAGTGCCAGACTTAAATATTAAAAGAGATGTGCCTATTGTTTTAGGTAATATAAATTACGAAGATAATTACGATGGAGATTTTACTACAAGAAGAGCAGTTATATATACATTAAGTTTTACTGCTAAAACATATTTATTTGGACCAATGAACAATAGTAATGTTATTAAAACTGCTCAGACAGATGTAGGTTCAGATACAGATAGTCCGTTGACTAGAGAAGAAAGAATTGTAGTAATACCTAACCCAACAACTGCTGACGCAGATGATGATTTTGGATTTACAACAACAATTAGTTTTTTTAATGATGGTAAAAGATATAATCCATCAACTGATAGTGATGAATAAAATATGTATGAAAATAAAATATGGGTAATTGATAATATAATAAATTTAAATCTACAAGAAGAAATTAAAACTCTTTTTTTAAGTAATAATTTTCCTTGGTTTTTTATTCCAGATATTACAGATACCGACAATAAACAAAAAAGACCTGGTCTACAACACCTTATCATTGATAATAGGGAAGAAAATAGTCCATTCGTAAATTTAGTAAAACCAGTCATAGATTATAGTTGTAATAATATAGGTTTTAAATATAATAATATTGAAAGAGTTAAAGCATTTTTACAATTTTCATTAAATTTAAATGATTATTCAGTTGATTTGCCACATATTGATAATGAGAAAAAACATTTGGTGATATTATATTATGTTATTGATTCAGATGGTGACACTATAATATACGATAGAGATGAAAAAAAAATTTTAAAGTCAATTACACCAAAACAAGGTAAAGTTGTTATATTTGATGGTACATACTATCATACAGCGCAACAACCAAGAAATGGAAATAGATGTGTAATTAATTGTAATCTAACCTGATAAATAGTAATATGTCAAATTTAGAAGATAAAGTAAATGAAATTTTAGGTGTAGAAAAAAAAGCACCTGTTGAACAAAAAGAATTTAAACCTTTAGTGCCACGTATGGAAGAAAAAGGTAAAGAAGATGTTGATAATGATTACAAATATAGTAGAGAAAATTATTATAATTTAATTGAAAGAGGACAAGAGGCAATACAAGGTATACTTGACATTGCAAAAGAAGGCCAGCACCCTAGAGCATATGAAGTTGCAGGACAATTAATTGGTCAAGTAGGTCAAACGGTAGATAAACTACAAGACTTACAGAAAAAACTAAAAGATTTAAAAGAAGTACCTAATAAAACAAGTGCCAATATAAAGAATGCTTTATTTGTTGGATCAACGGCAGAATTGCAAAAAATGTTAAATAAAAAAACCGTTGAAACTAATAGTGAAAGAAAAAGTGAAAATGAAAATTTTGAAGGCAAAGACATCACACCAAGATAAAGAAGTTTTTAGAATTAGTGAACTAACTATTATTAAAAATAGTAAACCATTAAAAGAGTTAATTAATGGTGAAAAATTAATTGATCCAATAGAAGTTATATTACATTTAAAATCTAGTAAATTAAGATATGGTTCAATGGGTATACCATACATAGAAAAAAGATATAGTGTAAAAAAGGGTAGTCAAAGGGTTGTAGCTGCTCAAAAATTAGGATACACGCATATAGAAGGTATTGTTGTAAATGACTGAATTAAAAAAATTAGTAAATGAATATATTTTGCCTTATGAGTCTTTAATTGGAGGATATACTATTCCAGATTATGTATGTGATGAGGTTATAGATTATCATAAGAAATCTGATTTAAAAACACCTGGTATACAATATTTTGATGGAAAATCAATGGTGGATTATAATATTAAAGAATCTGTGGATGTTCATATACGTGCAGGTAGATGTCCTGATTTAACTTCATATTTTGAATCATTAGAAATATGTTTAGATAGATATTTAATGAAATATTATTTTGCAAATGAGGTTCAAAAATTTAATATTATAGAGCAAGTTAATATTCAACACTACAAACCAGGTGGTGGATTTAAAAATTGGCATATGGAAAATTCTGGTGGTAAAAATCATCTTAATAGACATTTAGTTTTTATGACATATCTAAATGATGTTGATGATGGAGGAACCGAGTTTTTATATCAAGGATTAAAAACACCTGCTAAAAAAGGATTAACTGTTATTTGGCCTGCTAATTGGACACACACTCACAAAGGTGAGGTTTCAAAAACAAAAGAGAAGTATATAATCACAGGTTGGTATTCTTTTGATCGGAGTTTTGATGAGTAATGACGCATATTTAGGAAATCCTAATTTAAAAAAAATAAACACACCTGTTGAATTTACAAAAGAACAAATAGTAGAATATCAAAAGTGTGCTAACGACCCTTTATATTTTATGGAAACTTATGTGAGAATTGTATCACTTGACGAAGGTCTTGTACCATTTAAGATGTATGACTTTCAAAAAAAGATAGTAAATACTATTCACAATAATAGATTTACAATTTGCAAATTACCTAGACAATCAGGTAAATCAACAACAACTATTTCTTATTTAATGCACTATGCAATGTTTAATCCGAACTCTAATATTGCCATACTTGCTAACAAATCATCAACTGCTAGAGATATATTAGGAAGATTACAACTTGCATATGAAAACTTACCTAAATGGATGCAACAAGGTGTAGTTAATTGGAATAAAGGTAATATAGAGTTAGAAAATAAATCAACTATTGTAGCAGCTGCAACATCATCATCTGCTATCCGAGGTGG